ACATCATTCGTCGGATTTTTAATAATTGGTGTAACTAAATCTTCTTTGATTTCTAATTTAGCTTTTTGCAATTCTAGTTTTTTCCTTTTCATCAAAAGTTCTTGCATTTTTAATAATTTTTCTTTTTTAGATTTATAATGTCGAATATTTTCTTCATCTAATGAACCGGCAACTAATCTCTCGTATCTTTGAATATTATTATTTATCCAATTCAAATCTTCTTGATATTGTTTCATCGTTGCCGCTGTTGGACCACGTTCATCAAATTCTACATCATCTACTTCTCTATAGTAAGTTGGCAATGAATGTTCACATCTTGGATGAAAAAAACCTTGTGCCATAGCTTCACTTAATAACGGATATTTTCCATCTTTCTTGCTTCCTCCAGAATAAACATCATCAATTAACACTTTGCCTTCCCATTTAGCACACTTTTCACAAGAAGTATTATGTCTTGTTGGTTTTACTAAATGTTCTCCTATTTCTTGTCGAAACTGGCCTTCTCCAATCAATTGGGCTCTTGTATTTGCAGTTCTTACTGCCATGTCGCAATAACTAGCTATATTTACCCTAGTGCCATTTTTATACTCGATACAATTAATGCCAGCGTTCAGAAAATCTTTTGTTGCCATGTCAATAGCTTTTGTTGGCGAAACGGCTCCATAATTAGAAAACATAACTGCTTTAGAGATTACTTTTCTATATTGGTCATTCATCATTCGCAAAGCTCCAGTATTTGCGTTTTTTGCACCGTTTTGAATTTCATTGATTAAATTTACAAGTTTCTTGTCATTCAAATTAAAAAAGCTTTGAGAAAGAGTTTTGTTTACTTTATACTTACTTCCCATAGCTTGTTTATATCTTTTCAATTCTTTTCGAGAGCCTTGTTTTAACTCATCCTTAAGTTGTTTAGATATATCCTTACTCAAACCATTTGTATAGTTACTAACAATTGCTTTATTTTCCTTTTGAAATCTTTTTATTTCTTTTAAAGTCAAAGCTTGCCACTGTGGAAAGTCAAAACCTAGTTTTTCTTCTTCCTTTAAATGCCTTTTGAGATTTCTTTTCATAGAACTAATGAGTTCCACTTCCATCTCTTGGACTATTTTTTTTATATCTAGGTTATTCTCCAACTTCCTCACTCATTTCATTTGGCGCATTAAAACTATCCATATTTACAGCTGGTTCTTCCATTTCGACAAGTCCTTGTTCTTTTTTTAATCTTTCTATTTCGTCTCGTTTCCATTCTTCTGACTTACTATCTCCATATAATTCATCAACCATAGTTTCTATTGATATAATGCTATTTGTTCTAGCCTTACCCATTGTTTCAATTTGTGCATCAAATGATGGACTATTATACTCACCAAACTTTGGAGTTACTTCTGATATTTCTGGAATATTCGCATTTTCTAAAATGAATTTAAATTGATAAGCAGTTGTTACCACTCTTGGAATAAAATTGTTCAATGCCTTGATAATCTTCCCACGCGTATACATTGTTGTTTTTTCCATTTGTCTTTCATAAGCTGCATTTGCATCTGTTACTTTCTTATTATCTATACCAAGAGTTGCAGGACTTATAATCCCCTGCAAACATAAATCTAAATAAGTTATATATGATTGCAAATAGTTTTCTGTTGGGATTTGTGGTTGTGTAACTTCTATCTTATTCTTGCTTGCACCTGTTTCTGTCATATCATCTTCTGTAGTTATAAACTGGTTATCAAATGGATTTACTAAAAGTGTTTGGGTCTCTAGGACACAATGATTCTGGAATATATCTCGTTGCTCTTCCTGCTCTGACTGCCTCAATCCATTGAGAAATCACTTCGTCTAAACTGTCAAAAGAATCGTACTTCCCCTCGAATATTGCAGAACCACGTCCTTTAAATCTTTTTGATTTAGTTATCATACAAGGGACCGCTAGCATAACGGTGTTAATGAATGATATATCCTTTAGTCCTTTTAACTCTTCAATAGTGCTTAAAGGGACTAGTTCATCATTGTCATATAACTCGTACTTAATATATCCATATCCTCGTTTTTCAATTAAATGATATGTTTTTTTATCTTTTTCATAATAGAAATTGAAATCTATCTCATATATCTTTTTATTTTTGTATTGAAACTCTACATCTTCACTGGACATCCATTCTAAGGTAGGTTTAGCAAGTACTGGGTCATATAAAAATCGAACAGCTCCATCACCAATAGCCAAACAGTCAGTAATTGCTTCTTCTAATAAATCATCAAATACATCACCATTATTTTCATCTGTTACTATAAATTTCCAATAATCAATTAATTGTGAATCTTCTGTTTCAATTCCGTTGAAATCATTTAAGACAATGTCAGTTAATTTGTTTGTAATTATTGCTGGTAAACCGCTATGTGATTTCTTTATTTCTAGCCCTGCAGTAGATACACTGCCCCAAAATGTTTGCTCATATCCTTCTAATTGTCTATGAAGTGAAGCAAGCTCATAAGCATCTCCACGTAACCACACACGGTTAATAGCACACATTGTTCTAAAATCTTTATTTTGATATACCACTAACCTTTGCGGAGTATTAGGACGTATATCTAACCATGTCTTTATCATATCTTTAATTTTTCCCATCCTTTCATCTTCCTCTCTTTATGTCATATTCAAGCGTTTCATCACTTGTATTGTCTTTAATAAAATGTTTTATTAATTCCCAATTTCCAATCATCTTTTTAAATGGTAACCATCCATATTGACCACCTTGAATGCTATGGTCGTTTCCATCTTCTAAGTCTCCATCTTCTGTGAAACTATACACATTCAATTCATGAATATAATTTTTACATTCATCCACAACTAAAAAATCGCAGGTATTCATCCACGATTGTTGTAATTGCACTCTTATTAAATTGGGTGTTTTTTTCCACGCAGGAACAAATTGATAAATACAATGACTCATTCTTTTAAATTTTTGCCCTTCACTTATCGTTCCAGCATCCGCCGAATCAATAAATATGTATGTTAGTTTATTAATGTTCCACAACAACTTACATTTTTCCGCAAATTCTACAGCTTGCGGAATAACGTCACTTGGAGCAAACGGTACTTCTCTATTTCTGTTATTATCAATTTGTTCTTCAAGAATCACACACTTTCTATCTTCTGTAATTCCTATTAATGTGAATGTTAATTTATCATGTGATTTCTTAGAGTATGATGTATCAACTCCAACCGCATATCGGATAAATTTTATATTCAATGCTTGAGTTCTTGTAATTATGTTCTCTTTTTTTAAATCAAATACAAGTCCTGTTGCTTTTCCTCTAAGTCCTTGAATTTTGTTCTTATATAATTTTGAACCTTTTGGTACTGACTCTATTATTTGATTCTTTTTTTCCTCCGTTAAACTTGCATTGTGTTCAAAAGAAAAGTACCACCATGTCCAATCTGCTTTTTGTTCAGCATTCAACATATCTAGTAATTCTTGTGGTCCATCATTTTTATATTTTTCAATTGGTCTTGCATGATTCACATATTCTGTATAACATTCCTTGTTTGGATCGTCGGGATTCATTGTACTAAGTTTATAATCAGCACGCATGAATGCCTCTCTAACAAAATCCATATCCGCAATATTAAACTCGTCTATAAACAACCCGAAACATTGTCCGCCTAATGCTTTCTTCCAACGTTTAACATTATCATATCCAAGTATATAAATTACTTTCACACCATTTTGCGTATGAAATAAAATATGTGGCATTCTAATATTACCTGCACCACTTGAGTGATACTCAATGCAGCCACCTTGCTCATAATCTCCAAATACTTCAATAAGACCATTGTCTGCATTGATAATATTTTTTTCTATTGTTCCTAAATCTAATCCAGCAATAATACTTGGTTTTGTTCCAGTATAATTCATTATTTTAAACATGAATTTAGGAATAGCAACTGTAGTCTTTCCAGCAGCAGTAGTACCTTCCAAAAACTCACAACTGCACTCATACTTCAAGAAATCAATATACTTTTCGCTTAAAGGGAAGACATCAGTCATTTTTACCTCCAAGTTGCTTATTGATTGACTCAAGAACTTTAGTAGCTTTAGGATTGTGAATATTTAATGTTTGAGAATAACTATTATCCATTTTATTTAAAATATCAATAGCTTTCATTTTATCACTAATAAAGGCTTCATTTTTGTATGAGTTTCCGTTACTGTCATAAGATGTGTGTTTAATTTCTCCATTAACTACTTTAGACAACCATTTCATTCGTTCTTTAGCACTCATGATTGATTCATCTTCAAGTTGTTTTGTTAGCTCTTCGTACCTCACCCTAACCTCACCCTTATTGAATAATTCAGAGGCTTTATTATCGATAACTTCATCTTTCATTTTTGAAGCATTGTAACTATTCTTATAAGCTTCTCTTTGAGACATGCCTTTTATTAAGTTTTGTACAAATTTTTCTTGTTTTATTGTTAGCATGTCTTACACCTGCTTTCTATTTAATTCTTCTTATCAATACTTCCAATAATTCCTAAACAAATTAATGTTCCACAAATGATTAATGTAATCATTACTGCATCACTCATTTTCACACTCTCCTTTCGAAGGTTTATTCAATATTAATTTATATTCTTCTTTAGCACTCGCTAATTGTTCTTCTGTCTTTCTTTTCTGAGCTTCTAAGAACCTTATCAACCATTCTAGCTGTTCTTTTCTCGTTAAAGGTCTATAATCATTCATCACTTTGTTTTCCTAACATTAGACAACCCGCAATGAAGAAACCTAAGAAAAATCCTAATATAAAACCTATCATTTGCATCTTCCTTTCTTATTTCGGAACACAAGTGGAGGTACATGAATAAAAGAAAAACATGGCTTATAGAAACGAGTGTG